GGAAGTGCTGCATTAACAACTTTACCAGCTTTTAAAAATGGTAAACCTAATCCTGCTATTAATTCCGCACGTTCACCAATTTCTTTTGATCCTGTTAATTCTGTAACAGGATCACGAACAACAGATTTTAAAGCGTATGAAAGGTAATGAACGTCTTACTTTTGCTGACGTTGCTCCGGGTGCAAGACAAGATGCACAAGCTTTAGTTATTCAACAAGGACCACACCAAACAAGTTTAATTGATCAAATCAATAAGCGTCAATCTGGTGCTCGTGGTCAAGTTGAACGTCTTTATGATGAAACAATGGGAGCACCTATAGATGTTGTTCAAAAAATTGAACAATTAAAACAACGTGCAAAAGATACAGGTAGTAATTTTATAAATCCAATAGTTGAAAAATCAAAGCCTGTAGATGTTACAGCTACAGTAAAAGCAATTGATGACGCTATTGCTTCATCCGGTCCTGTTGAACGTGCAACATTAAAAGCTTTAAAGGAAGGCAAGTCACCTTCATTACCATTAAGTGATGCTCAATCGGCATTGTTCAATGCTCGCGAACGTATTCGTGGAGATTGGAAAGATAAAGATCAAATGTTTTTAGATATGAAAGGTGAGCAAGGTTTGCACACCGTTCAAATGAATTTGCGTCGCGAAGCTCAGTCATTATTAGAAAGTGATAATCCTTTACAACGTTCATTAGGTCAAAAATTAATGAAGGTTCGTAATGATTTAGTTGAAGCTGGTGGTAAAGAATATAAAGAAGCTCTTGGTAAATATGCAGATGATATGTCTGTACAAGAGGCTTTTAAAAATGGTCAAAATGTATTGCGTAATCGTCCTACCCACATTGAAGATAGACCTGAATACTTACGAGACTTTTTAAAAACAGCAAAGCCTGATGAAGTAGATGCTTTGCGTGAAGGTGCTCGTGTTGCGATTGATAACCAAATTCGTTCAATGCGATTTGCTGCTAAAAAAGGTACTGATATTCCAGATATAGAATTTAATAAGCAAAAGCTTGAAATGTTATTTGGTAAAAAAGAAGTTGATGATTTATCACGTAAGTTACGTGATGAAAAAGATATTGCTGACACAACTTCTAAACTTTTACATAATAGTCAAACAGCCGCACGACAAGCTTCTAATGCTCGTGTCGATTTACCACAACGTAAAGAAAGTTCTTTAGCTGCTGTTACTGCACCTTTAGCTGAAATAGCAATGCTAAGTGCTACTGGTGGTGCTGTGCCCGGTATAGGTGTTGGTTCTGTTTTAGCTACTAAAGCTGCTGGCTCTGGAATAATGAAAGGTAAGACTGCATTAGCTCGTAAAACTAATTCAGAATATGCAAACCTTTTATTTTCTGAAGGTGAGCAACGTGCGGCTTTGATACAGGCATTAGAACAGAAACTTAATAATTCAAATCAATTATCTATTTCGAGTAAGCTTAAATTGAGTTTGCCTAACGCTCTTAAAAATGTTGTTAGTCCGTAAATATAGATACCAAAAGGCTGGCTCTAATTTCCACCAAGCATATGCAATTAAAACTAATGGCAATGGTATCCAAACTAAACGATTTTTAAATATTAGATAGCATATTAAAATTATTAGGAACATTGATGGATTTGCTAAAAGCAATCCAAAAAATATTAGGTAAACAATTATGTTTAAATTCATTCGTTCGCTCTTTATAGTTTTAATTTGTATGAGCTATGGCGCTGCTGTTAGCGCGCAAGATGCAGCAATTTTGCCACCAGCAAAGACTACATTCTTTGGTAATGATGGCAAACCTTTGACTAGCGGTAAAGTTTATTTTTACGTTCCTAATACAACAACTTTAAAAACTACTTGGCAAGATGCTAATGAAAATGTTGCCAATAGTAATCCAGTTGTTTTAGATGCATCTGGTAGAGCTATAATTTATGGTAATGGAATTTATCGTCAAGTTGTACGTGATCGTAATAATAATTTAATTTGGGATGCTGTTACTGCATCAGTCGGTACAGGAGGTAGTACCGGCTCAGGAGATACAGAAGCTGTAGGTACAATTAAAGCGTTTGCAGGTTTTGTACCACCTAGCGGATATTTATTTGCATATGGTCAAGAAGTTTCACGTTCTACATATGCTACTTTATTTACAGCAATTACTTTAACAACATCAGCTTTTTGCACTAATGGAAGTCCTATTTTAACAGGTCTGACAGATACAACACAAATTCCTGTAGGGTCGCCTGTTGAAATAAATTGTATGGCACCCGGTACAACAGTTTCATCTAAAACATCTAATACTGTTACAGTAAATAATAATGCTTCTTTAACAACAACTGCTACTGCTGTATTTTTACCTTGGGGTGGTGGTAACGGTACAAATACATTTAATATTCCTGATTTGCGCGGTCGTGTTTTTGCCGGTCGTGATAATATGGGAGGTACAGCCGCCTCTCGTTTAACATCTACATATTATGGTATTGGTGCAGATGCTATAGGTGCTGCTGGTGGTGCTCAATCTAAAGTTTTAGTTACTGCCAATTTACCTCCATATACTCCTGCTGGTACTAATAGTACAACAAGTTTTACTGTAACAAATAATAGTATCGTTACTAGTAGTGGTAGTGATAGTTTTGTAAAAGCTATTGCAGGTGGAAGCGGTTCTACTGTTTTAAATGCTGCTACATTTACTGGTACAGCTCAAGGTGGTACTTCAACTCCATTTTCAGTTATTCAACCATCTATAACAGCAAACTATATTATTAAAGTTACTACTGGAACAGGTCCGGGTACAGGAACTGTTACTTCTGTAGATTTAAGTATGCCTAGCATATTTACAGTTACAGGAAATCCAATCACAACAGCTGGTACATTAGTTGTTACAGCAAGTGGTACATCTGGTGGTATTCCTTATTTTTCTAGTTCTACAGGTTTAGCATCTTCTGGCGTACTTACTGCAAATTTACCTGTAATTGGTGGTGGTGCAGGTGTTGCACCTACTGTGGGTACTCGTTCTGGTAATACTACTAAATTTGTTACTACAACAGGTACTTTAACTTCTGGTAATTGTGCTCAATGGGATGCTAGCGGCAATTTAGTAGAAGCTAGTGCTGCTTGTGGTACTGGTGGTGGTACTCCCGGTGGTTCTAATACACAAGTACAATTTAATAATTCAGGATCGTTCGGTGGTTCTGCTAATTTAACTTGGGTATCTCCTGCACTTACTGTTGGTGCTGCCGGTTCAACAACTGGACAATTAAAATTAACAGGTTCTACCTCTGGTACTGTTACTATAACTCCGCAAGCTACTGCCGGTACACCAACAATAACTTTACCTAATGCTTCTGGTACTGTTGCTGTATCTGCTACATCACCGTTAGCTTTAAGTGCTACAACTGGTGCTTTAACTTGTACTGGTTGTTTAACAAACACTCCTGCTGCTTTAACTAAAGTAGATGACACTAACGTAACACTTACTCTAGGTGGCACACCAACTACAGCATTGTTACAAGCTACTTCTTTAACACTTGGTTGGACTGGTACTTTATCTGGTACTCGTGGTGGTACTGGTGTAAATAACGGTTCTAATACAATAACATTAGGTGGTAATTTTACTACTTCGGGTTCCTTTACAACTACTTTAACTGTTACTGGTAATACTAACGTAACTTTACCTAAAAGTGGAACATTAGTTAATACTGCTGTAACAACTCTTTCTAGCTTGGCAAGTATAGGTACTATTACTACTGGTACTTGGAATGGCACGACTATAGCAGTTGCTAATGGTGGTACTGGTCAAACTAGTTATACTAATGGTCAACTTTTAATAGGTAATAGCACTGGTAACACTTTATCTAAAGCAACGTTAACTGCTGGAGCAAATATTACAATTACAAATGGTGCAGGTACTATTACTATTGCTTCATCTGGTGGTGGTGGTTCTGGTTGTGTTACGTCCGGTTCTGCTACACAAGTTTTAACAGATAATGGTTCTGGTGGTTGCGCATCTAATCCAGAATTTACTTATACATCTGGTACAGCTACATTAGGTAGTGTTGGTGCTGTTGTAGGTGCCTTAGCATTAAATAATGCAACTTCTGGTACTGTCACAATTCAACCTGTTACAGGAGCTTTAGGAACAACTACTGTATCTGTTCCTAGTGCCTCTGGTACTATGGCTGTTTCTGCTAGCTCTCCTTTAGCTTTAAATGCTACAACAGGTGCTTTAACTTGCTCTACTTGTTTAGCAGGAACACCTTCTGCTTTAACTAAGGTTGATGATACCAATGTTACATTAACTCTTGGTGGTACTCCTGCAACTGCATTATTACAAGCAAACAGTGAGGCATTTTATAGCCGAGCTTATTTAAACGAGGAAGTAGTAGACAACTACCGTACACTACCAGGAGTAAAGTATAAGACTAAAATTTCAAATGTAGTATTTGGTCAAGTTTTACAAGCTGAGAACTGTGGATTCAATGCATCTACTGATGACCTTGCATCTGTAGAGATTGATGTATGTTCTCTATCTGCAATGGCACAAATTTGTCAGTTTGACTTAGAGCAGTCTTTCGTATCATTACAAATGACTAAAGGATCTAATGGTGATTTCACTGTTGCATCTTTTATGGATTACTATTGGAATGAGATGTCTAAGACTATTGCTGAGAACATTGAGAAGTTACGTTGGGAGGGTGATACTAATTCAGGTACTCCTGCACTTGCTTTATGTGATGGATATAGAAAGTCTTTAGTAGCTGATTCTGCTAATGTAATTGAAATTACATCTCCTGTAGCTATTACACCATCTAATGTACTTGCTAAATTAGCTCTAGTTTATGCTGCAATTCCTGCTGCTGTAATCTCTAATCAAGAGAACTTACGAATCTATGTATCTGCACCTGTAGCTACATCTTATCGTGCTGCTGTTGCTGCATCTAACACTCAATCTAACTTAACTCAAGCATTAGATTTCTCTTACTTAGGAATTAAGATGGTATTATGTCCTGGAATGGGAACTGTATCTAATATCGTAGCTACTTTGAAAGACAATTTAATCTATGCTTTTGATGCAGAGGGTGATGGTAAAGCATTAAGAGCTGTAAATTTAGCTGATACTATTGCTGAGCCTGTTATCAGAACTCGTGCTAATATGAAAGTAGGATTTACTCATGTTAATGGTAATGAGATTGTATTCTACAACTCTGCTACATAATTAACTAATTTATAAATCTAAGGGAGTGAAAGCTCCCTTTACTTAAAACATATATAATGAGCTGTGAAGCATTAATTTCAATAGAGAAGCCGTGTGATTCAAACACGGGAGGAATAAGAACAGTATGGATCTGCCAACAAGAAAATGTTACTGCTGCTACAGTATCAGGAGGAGCTTGGACAGTATCTACATTGACATTAACAGCTAATGCTAATGTCTATGCAATCAATAGAAATACAGGTAACTATACTGAAGAGACTGCTCAAGATTTATTGAGTGGATCTACAGTAGTTACTCAGACTATTACTCTAATGTTTAATCGTAGAGACAAAGAGAAGTCAGAAGCTATCAATGTACTTGGATCAGGACAGCAATACTTAGCTGTATTCATTCAGGATGCAAATGATAAGTATTGGTACTTTGAGAATGTACAACTTACTGCTACAGGTGAGGGATCAGGTACAGCTCGTGCTGATGGATCTAAATATTCTGTAACACTTTTAGCTGAAGCTGATCACTTGGCTTATGAAGTAGATAGTGATGAAATTGTAAATCAAGCTGAGTTCCCATTACCTACTCAATCATAATCTTAACAATCTAATAATTAAAGCTCTGCATATTGTAGAGCTTTTTTTTTAAACATTTTTTGACCTTAGTATAATATAGTTATATGATATACATTAAAAAAGATGAGGTCAATCAGATTATCCTTACACTCACTGAGGTAAGTACACTGCCTACTCCTTATTATTTATTTGTTTTTCAGAATGAAATGGACAAGCTGTCTGCACCTATTACATTCTACACTGCTGATCTATCAGCTTATCCTGAAAGATTCAATCAGTTTGAGCTAGATGAGCCTGTAGATTTGGAGTTAGTTAAAGGACAGTATACATATAGCATCTATGAGTCAAGTACCACACCTCCAACTATTGCAAACTCTACAGGGTTTGTGATTGAAGAGGGCAGGATGGTAGTATCAGGACCAATAGTATCATCAATTTATGAGTAATTATGGCATTAAAAGATTTTTTTAAAACAGTAAAGCATGAAATAGTAGAGGGATATCAATCATTCTCTACTCCATTCCTAAAAGTAGGAGGTGCAAATCTAACTCTACCTTATGTTAATGGTAGGAATCAGACTAATGGATATATCCCATTTGGGCAGGACAATCTATTCCCTGAGCTACTCAATCAGATATTCTATAGCAGTCCATTACATGGCTCAATAGTGGGGTATAAAGTGAATGCAGCTGTAGGAGGTGGATTTAATATAGTAGCTGATAGACTTACTCCACAGGATAGACTAGAGCTATACACATTAGAGAGAAAATTAAACATAAAAAAGGTAGTACCTGCAGTAACTCAGCAACTAATACTACACAATAGAGTATATTTCAAGTTATGTTTTGATGACAAAATGAAGCTCACAAAAATTGTCAATCTATCACCTGAGAAACTTAGAGTAAACTTAGATAGAAAGAGATACTATATCTGTGATGATTGGGCTAGTAGGATTGGAGTCCAGGAGATAAGGAGATATACTCCTACCTCTAGAGATTATGAGCAGTTATTTGTATATGAGGTAGAATGTATTGGGCAGGATTACTATCCATTACCTCAGTACACCTCAGCTCTAAACTTTGCTTTCTTATCAGGTGAACTTAGCTACTTTGCTAAAAGTAATATCCAAAATTCAGTCTTTCCTAGCTTTGCTATGATGTTCCCTAAAAGACCTCAGTCTGAGGAGGAGAAGAACATGATAAGAAATACCATTGATAGATTGAAAGGTGCTGCTAATGC